GCAGCAGGAACAGCAGCAGGTACAGCCGGAAGTAAAAGCTGACAAGAAGGCGAAAAAATAATGGTCGACCTTGATGTGGTGAAACAGCACTGCCGCATTGATACCGATTTTTCCGGAGACGATGCCCTGCTGACGTTATACACCGGTGCGGCGGCGCGTTACGTCCAGACATGGACAAGGCGAACGCTCTATGAAAACCAAAGCTCCCCTGGCTACGCAGACGACCCGGACCCGATTCTACTGAATGATGATGTTAAAGCGGCCATGTTATTGCTGATAGGTCACTGGTATGCCAACAGAGAATCAGTGGCCGTCGGTCAGACCGTTGCAGAGGTCCCGTTTGCAGTTGAAGCCCTGCTTCAGCCATACCGAATTTACGGGGTGTAAATATGGCCTGTTCAGGATGCGCGCAACGGAGCGAGTGGATAAAAAAGTGGGCAAAAATAGCTTATGAACGAGCAACTGGTAAACGAACTGATAGCAGTGATACGGGAACAAATCACAGCGCAGAGGGAGCAGACGGAAGCGATAAGCCGTCTGGCTGAATCAAATATGGCGCTTTGCGATGTCATTATCCAGTCGCTGGCTGGTGAACTAGATGAAACTGCAGAGCAACAAACCTATCTGAGCGGTAAACCCAGGGGGTAACATGCAGGCCGGGAAATTGCGCCACAGGATTACTCTGCAGGAGCCAGTAAAAGTGCAGAACCCGACAACGGGAGCCGTAATTAATACCTGGCGAGATGTTGCGACTGTCCGGGCCGAAGTTTCACCATTGTCAGCGCGTGAATTTATTGCTGCGCAGGCTTCTCAGGGTGAAATAACCACCCGTATTGTTATTCGCTACCGTGCCGGAGTTACCAGAAAACATCGCATCTTGTTTCGTGGTGCGGTGTATAACATCCATGGTGTTCTGCCCGATCCAAAAAGCGGACGTGAATACCTGACGCTTCCCTGTTCTGAGGGTGTTAATGATGGCTGATAGTGTTGAGGTAAGTCTTACCGGGCTTGAATCACTTCTTGGGAAAATGGAGGCCGTATCAGAAGTCACCCGTAATAAAGCCGGTCGGTTTGCATTGCGTAAGGCGGCAAACATTATAAGGGATCGGGCCAGAAGCAACGCGTCACGAGTTGATGATCCTCTGACTAAAGAAGCAATCCACAAAAATATCGTCGCCAGCTTCAGCAGCAAGCAATTCCGCAGGACAGGTGATCTGGCATTCCGTGTCGGGGTAATGGGCGGTGCTAGGCAGTATGCAAATACAAAGGCAAACGTCAGAAAAGGCAGAGCGGGTAAAACATACAAAACCTCAGGAGATAAAGGCAATCCAGGAGGAGATACCTGGTACTGGCGTTTTCTTGAGTTTGGTACTGAGCACACATCAGCGCGGCCTATCCTCCGACCTGCAATGAACGGCGTAGATAATGACGTGATTAATGTTTTTTCTACGGAAATGGGAAAGGCTATTGATCGCGCTATCAGGCTGGCCACGAAGAAAGGAACCACTGCATGATTGCCCCTATTTTTTCTGTTTGCGCGTCGAGTCCTGAAGTCACTGACTTACTCGGAAGCAATCCGGTAAGAATTTATCCTTTCGGAATTCAGGACGACAACGTGGTCTATCCCTATGTGGTCTGGCAGAACATCACCGGTTCTCCAGAGAACTACATTGCCCAGCGCCCTGACGCAGACTTTTTCACGCTGCAGGTGGATGCATATGCCGACACCGTGGATGAAGTGATTGCCGTGGCTACTGCGCTGCGGGATGCCATTGAGCCGCACGCGCATATCACGCGCTGGGGCGGACAGGAAAGAGACCCCGAAACAAAGCGCTATCGCTACTCATTCGATGTTGACTGGATAGTCACTCGATAAACGTATTATTCAACAACCGGCCTTGAGCCGGTTTTTTTATGACCGGAGATAACAATGTCTGTATTGACGCAAGGTACGCAGCTCTTTGTGCTCGTAAAAGGCGAGGTGAGCGAAGTTGAATGTATCACTGCATTTTCACCCGGCAGCAATCCGGCTGACCAGATTGAAGACACCTGTCTTTCTGAACGCTTTGATCGCAGCTATAAGCGTGGTCTTCGAACGCCTGGCACAGCATCACTGACGCTTAACGCTGATCCTAAAAATACCAGCCACATCATGCTCTACAACCTGTCCATTTCGGACGACGAAGAGGATCAGGACCTGACCTTCGCGATTGGATGGTCAGACGGAACCGCATCGCCAACTGCGGCTGAAAATGGTGCATCCGGTGCAGTCGATGGCCTGGTGCTACCTGATAGCCGCACATGGTTCGTATTCAAAGGCTATGTGTCCGACTTCCCGTTTGATTTTGCAGCAAACACGGTTGTTTCTACTTCTGCATCTATCCAGCGCTCCGGCTCTGCTGTATGGGTGCCAAAAGTCGTGACCCCATAAAATCAGGGCGGCAACGCCCTTATTAATCAGGATTAATAATGAAATTAACACTTGATGCACTCAAGGAGTCCGGCGCGTTTACCGGTCGCCCGGTTGAGAAAGAAATCACCTGGACGCAAGGCGATAAAAAAATCACCGCGACCGTGTATGTTCGCCCGATGGGTTATCACACAGCAACGTCCGATGTGCTGGCTTTTGGTGGTAAGGTCGATGGTGTGGCAGGGCGTATCGCCGCATCCATCTGCGATGAACATGGTAAACCCATCTTCACCCCGGCTGACATTACTGGTGAGGCAGATCCTGAACGTGGTGCACTGGATGGCGGCCTGACGGTAGCACTGCTTCTGGCCATTCAGGAAGTTAACGATCTGGGAAAGACTTCGAGCTCAGCGCCGAAGACGAATTCTGGTGCGAGCTCGTCCTCAACGGAATCGGAGGCAGAACAATCGCCGAAGCGCGGGAAGTCCTCTCATTCAAAGAGTCCCAACTCTGGGCAAAGTACCGGGAACGATACGGGAGTCTGAACCCTATGTTGCGGGTTGAGTGGGGTGCCGGGCTGGTGAGCAGCATGATAGCCAACGTTAACAGAGACCCCAAGCGCCCACCATTCAACCCGACCGATTTCACACTTCACTTTACCAAAGTCAAAGCTGCTGATGGACCAATCTCGTTAGAGGAAGCCAGAGCCAGCTGGACATAATGCCGCCAACGGAGAGTTTATGGCTTCCAAATCACTGGGCACGCTGACGATCGACCTGATTGCCAAAGTGGGCGGTTTTGTCTCAGGCCTCTCGCAGGCTGAGCGAGCTTCACAAAAATGGCGTAAGCAGGTAAAGGAGGATGCCGCTGCCGCTGCAGCTGCCATGACCGGATTCGCAACAGCAGTCGGGGCTGCAGCCATCGGAGCCGGAGTGGCGGGGTATAACCTGCTCAAAACCACTTCACGTCAGATTACCGAATCAGACCGCTGGGCAAAGTCACTTAACATGTCCACGCAGTCCCTGTTAGCCTGGCAATATGCTGCAGAAAAAGCAGGTGTTTCCGGCGATCAGATGGCCGATATCTTTAAAGATGTCGGAGACAAAATCGGTGATGCCGTTCTTAATAAATCTGGTGAGGCGGTCGGTGCGCTGGACGCTCTGGGTTTGTCGGCTAAGAAACTGGCCGGAGAATCTCCCGACAAGCAACTCCTGGCTATCAGCGACGCACTGGAGAAAGTTAAGTCCAACGCCGAGAAGACTACCATCCTGGAGAGTCTGGGTAATGACCTGTCAAAGATGCTGCCGCTCCTGGACAATGGCAGTGAAAAGCTGCGTCAGTATATGGATGCCGCGAAGAAGTTTGGTGTGGCGCCCGATGACGCAGATATTGAAAAGCTGGTCAGAGTCAACGCCCTGTTTGAGGATATGGAGACGCAGGTCAACGGCGTCAAAATTGAACTTGCTGCAGGGCTCGCCAGCGTAGATTTGAGTGGGCTCCAGAAGTCTATTGGAGATATGGGGGATGTATTTAAAGACCCGGCTGTTATTCAGGGTCTGACTGATCTGGTTGGTGGGGTAGTGGACCTTGCCACCTGGCTGGTAAGGGTAGGAGCCGAGGCCGGAAAGCTGATAGACCAGTACAAAGGTGGGAGTTCGGTCGGCCTGAATGCCTCCATTCCAGAAATTGAACGGCGCATCAAGAACCTGAATGCAGATCTCGATGATAAAGGCATACTGGCGAGTTTCAACAGAATAGGTATGGACGTATCCAGTAAGGAGGCCGAAAGGGCTGAGCTCCAGAGGCGACTGGCCTTTTTGAGAAACTCCCAATCTACTCTACCGGAAATAAAACTGCCCGAGCCAGTCAAAACAAACTATACCCTTGGCGCCGGGGAAACAAACGGTAAGCCGCAAAAAAATACCTCTGGTCAGAAACTGGATTCAGCGTTTAAAAGCGCTGAGCGCAGTTACATGCGTCAGATTGAGCTGATCGATACCACCGGCAAAAAAACTGCTGTGGTGACCGAGCAGCAAAAACTGCAGTTCGATATAGCTGACGGCAAGTTGCAGGGGCTTAACGAAACCCAGAAGAAACGACTTGCGTCTCTGGCTCAGGAAGTTGATCGCCTTAATGCCGTCAAAAAAGCTAATGAAGAAAACGCGAAGGTAGCGGCGTTCGTGGCAAATCTGCAGGAGCAGAACGAGAATGCACGTGCAGATTTGGGCGTGGATATTCAGGGGGCCGGACTCGGTGACAAGCAGCGTGAAAGGCTGAGGGAAAGGCTGAGTATAGAGCGCAGTTATCTCGATCAGCTGCGCGATCTGCAAAAGCAGTATCAGTCAGGAGATATCAGCCAGACAGTTTATGACCGCGAAACCCAGGCATTAAAGGATGCGCAAGCTGAGAGGCTGGGCATCCAGGAGGATTATTACAGTCAAATTGATGCGCTGCAGTCTGACTGGGTGACTGGCGCCAGAGACGGTCTCGCTGACTGGGTAGATGATTCAACTAACTATGCGACGCTGGCGGCGGACGCTATGAAAAGCGCGCTTTCCGGTATCAGCAGCAATATCGTCGACATGCTCAACGGCAATAAAGCGAGCTGGAAAGACTGGGGTGTCAGTGTTCTGAAAATCATCGAACAGGTGATGGTTAACATGATGATCGCCAATGCAGCCAGCTCGATAGGCTCATTGTTCGGTGGTGCCGCATCGTCTTCCGCCAGCAGCGGTACTGCGATTCAGTCCTACGGGGCGAGCCTGCAATTCAACGCCAAAGGCGGCGTTTACTCTTCTGCCGATCTCAGTCAGTACAGTAACTCTGTCGTCAGCTCTCCAACACTGTTTGCCTTTGCCAAAGGGGCCGGATTGATGGGGGAGGCTGGGCCGGAGGCTATTATGCCACTGACCCGCGCCGCTGACGGATCGCTGGGCGTGCGTGCTATGGGAATCTCAGGCTTAACACCGGGTGGTAGTAGTGCTCCTCAGGTCAGTATTCAGATTGATGGCAATGGGAATACCCAGACTCAGGCTAGCGGTGGATATGAGCAATTCGGGCGGGAGGTAGGTAGTTTTGTTGATCGGCGATACCGAGAGTTGATAGGCCGTGACCTTTCACCCGGTGGCGCGGTCTGGAATCTGGCAAAAGGAGGGCGGTGATGGCTATAGAAACATTCAGCTGGTGTCCGCGCCCGAACGCGGAGCAGGAAGTGACATTCCGACGGCGCACCGCGCAGTTCGGTGACGGATATCAGCAGGTTTCCTGCGACGGGATTAATCCCCGCTCGCAGAAATGGACTCTCCAGTTTACCGGTACCGAAACGTATATCGGGGCGATTAAAGACTTTCTCGATCGCCATGCGGGCGTGACGGCGTTTCAGTGGCGCCCGCCGCTTGAGCCTCTCGGGCTTTACCGCTGCGACACCTACACACCAACGCCACTTGGTGCCGGGTTATTTAATCTTTCTGCAACTTTTGAACAGGCCTACAAACCATGAGTCTTAACGCAGATTTTCAGAAGCTCGAACCTGGCGATGTGGTCAGGCTTTTCGAAGTGGATGGCACGGCATTTGGTACAGGTGATGTGCTGCGATTTCACAGCTACAGTCTTGCGCACTCTGAAGCCGAAATTATCGCTGCTGGCGGTGATGAAAATAAACTGCCAGCAAAATCTATCTGGTGGCAGGGTGAGGAGTATAAAGCGTGGCCATGCCAGATTGAGGGGATCGAAGCTTCAACCTCGGGAAGTAGTGCCCAGCCAAAACTTTCGGTTGCTAACCTCGACAGTTCGATCACCGCGCTTTGCCTGGCTTACGACGATATGCTGCAGGCGAAGGTGACGATACATGACACCCTTGGTAAGTATCTCGATGCGAGAAACTTCACCGGAGGCAATCCGACAGCCGATCCGACCCAGGAGAAGCTGAAGGTTTTCTACATCGATGCAAAGAGCAGTGAAACCAATGAAGTTGTTGAGTTCACACTATCCAGCCCTATGGATCTGCAGGGGCTGATGATACCTACCCGCCAGCTTCATTCTCTGTGCACATGGTGCATCCGGAATAAATATCGTACCGGCGACGGCTGCGACTATGCCGGCACCCGCTATTTCGATAAAAACAACAACCCGGTAAGCGATCCGTCGCTGGATGAATGCAATGGCACGCTGACGGCCTGCAAACTCCGATTCGGCGAAAATAACGAACTCTCGTTTGGTGGCTTCCCTGGTACGTCGCTGATCAGGAGTTGATATGCGTCAGAAAACCATCGATGCGATTATGGCGCATGCTGCAGCTGAATATCCTAGTGAGTGTTGCGGCGTGGTGGCGCAAAAGAGCCGGGTAGAGAAATATTTTCCATGTAGTAACCTCGCTACCGAGCCGACAGAACATTTTCACCTGTCGCCAGAAGACTATGCAGCTGCTGAGGACTGGGGTACGGTGATCGCCATCGTTCACAGTCACCCTGACGCCACTACGCAGCCGAGCGAACTGGATAAAGCGCAATGCGACGCAACGCTTTTACCCTGGCATATTGTGAGCTGGCCGGAGGGGGATTTACGCACCATCCAGCCGCGCGGAGAACTGCCACTGCTGGAGCGTCCGTTTGTGCTTGGACACTTCGACTGCTGGGGGCTGGTAATGAGCTATTTCCGGCAAACGCATGGTATCGAGCTCCACGATTACCGGGTGGATTATCCCTGGTGGGAAAACGCCTATCCGGACAATTTTTATCAGGATTGCTGGTATGAATGCGGATTCCGTGAATTCGACGGACCACCGAAACCCGGTGATATGGTGATCATGCAGGTCCAGGCCGATAAGTGGAATCACGCGGGAATTCTGCTGGAGGGAAATATGCTGCTGCACCACCTGTACGGACATCTGAGCCAGCGCGTGCCGTATGGTGGCTACTGGCAGGAAAGGACGATGAAGATTCTACGTTACAAATCTCTGTGCTAACCTTTTGCAAAACCAAAGGGGATAGGGATATGAAAAAAACATTATTGACACTTTCTTTGATAATCATGGCTGGTTGTTCGAGTATGCAGGATCTCCGGAAGGAACCAGCGTCAAATACTTTTCAATCGAAGAAACAAATTGACGCAGTAGCTGAATGCATACTCTCTGGCTGGCAAGAAGAAAGCCAAAAATATGGAAGCGTTTTTATTCAGCCTTATGACGGTGGTAAAACTGTATTTACACAATCTCAACTTGAGATGGTTGATTTAATATCGGACGGCGGAATTACCAAGATTGAATTCCGTCATCAAGGTGGGCTATTTGCTTATCGAATAAACAGCCGGATTAAAGTAATAGAACGCTGTATCTAACCAAGACTTAACCCGCTTCGGCGGGTTTTTTATGGTGAGAATATGAAAGAAGTAATGACAACAATTCAGCTCGGCGGAGTGTTAGGAAAGACATTCGGTAGAACCCATCAACGACTGATAGCGCGAACTGGTGAAGCTGCTATTGCTTTAAGTAAAACATTGCCCGGTTTCGAAAGTTTCATGATCAGCAGTAAACGTCGCGGATTAACTTTCGCGGTGTTCAAAGGGAAAAGAAATATTGCCGCAGATGAGATGGGTTTTCCCTCTGAAGGCGATGTAGTAAGGATTATGCCTGTAATTATCGGTAGTAAACGCGCTGGTCTTTTTCAGACGATATTAGGAGCAGTTTTGATAACTGCTGCAGTCTTTGTTTCTGGCGGTATTGGCGCTGCTTTCGCTGCTGGTGGATTGACGTGGTTTGCTGCTGCCACTGGTGCCTCGTTGGTCCTCGGTGGGGTTATTCAGCTGCTTTCACCGCAGCCATCAGGCATAGCCAGTAAACAAAGCGCAGATAACCGTGCATCGTATGCGTTTGGCGGGGTAACCAACACTGCAGCGCAAGGCTACCCAGTGCCTCTGCTTTATGGTAAGCGTCGAATCGGCGGAGCGATTATTTCTGCCGGAATTTATGTCGAAGATCAGCAGTAGATAACTAACCTTTTTTCTGGCCACCTTCGGGTGGCTTTTTTATGGGCGCAATATGGCTACAGATAAAGTGTTAAAAGGCCGCAAGGGCGGCAGCTCAAGTTCCCGAACTCCTACCGAACAGCCTGATGATCTGCAATCTGTAGCGAAGGCAAAAATCCTCGTTGCGCTTGGGGAAGGTGAGTTTGCAGGGCAGCTCACCGGCAAAGATATCTACCTGGACGGAACAGCGCTGGAGAATGCTGACGGCTCCCAAAACTTCAGCGGGGTAACGTGGGAGTTTCGCGCGGGAACTCAGGCGCAAAAATATATTCAGGGTATTCCCGGTACCGAAAACGAGATCAGCGTAGGAACTGAGGTATCAAGTGCCACAGCCTGGACGCGCACGTTTACCAATACGCAGCTTTCAGCAGTTCGCCTGCGTCTTAAATGGCCCTCGCTTTTCAAACAGGAAGACGACGGCGATCTGGTGGGTTACTCGGTCAATTATGCGATTGACCTACAGACGGACGGCGGCACATGGCAGACGGTACTCAATACCAGCGTGACCGGTAAAACGACCTCAGGTTATGAGCGCAGCCACCGTATCGATTTACCGCAGGCTGGCAGCACCTGGACAATACGTCTGCGTAAGATTACCTCTGACGCCAACAGCGCGAAGATCGGCGACACGATGATGCTGCAGAGCTTCACCGAGGTGATTGACGCCAAACTGCGCTACCCGAACACCGCGCTGCTCTACGTCGAATTCGACTCAAGCCAGTTCAACGGCTCTATTCCTCAAATTTCATGCGAACCGCGCGGCCGCGTTATCCGCGTTCCAGATACCTACGACCCTGAAACCCGCACTTATAGCGGTACATGGACCGGTGCGTTTAAGTGGGCATGGACGGATAACCCTGCGTGGATTTTTTACGACCTGGTTGTTTCTGACCGGTTCGGCCTTGGGCACCGTTTGACCGCTGAGAATATTGATAAATGGACGCTTTATCAGGTTGCTCAGTATTGTGATCAGATGGTACCAGACGGCAAAGGGGGCAACGGTACAGAACCACGTTATACCTGCAACGTGTACATTCAGGACCGGAACGACGCCTACACAGTCCTGCGTGATTTTGCCGCTATCTTCCGTGGCATGACCTACTGGGGCGGGGATCAGATTGTGGCCCTGGCTGACATGCCGCGCGATGTTGATTACAGCTATACGCGCGCTAACGTTGTTGGCGGTCGCTTCACCTATTCGAGCAGCACCACGAAAAGCCGCTACACCACAGCGCTGGTTTCATGGTCAGACCCGGGTAACGCTTATGCCGACGCGATGGAACCGGTATTTGAGCAGGCGCTGGTGGCGCGATACGGCTTCAATCAGCTGGAAATGACAGCCATCGGCTGCACCAGGCAGTCAGAGGCGAACCGAAAGGGGCGCTGGGGTATTCTCACTAATAACAAGGATCGCGTTGTTTCGTTTGATGTCGGGCTGGACGGAAACATTCCGCAGCCTGGCTACATCATCGCCGTGGCAGACGAGCTGCTTTCCGGAAAGGTTATGGGCGGCCGCATCAGCGCCGTTAACGGTCGCGTTATCAAACTTGACCGCGTAGCTGATGCAGCACCAGGTGATCGCCTTATTCTCAACCTTCCCTCCGGAGCGTCGCAGAGCAGGACCATTCATGCCGTGAACGGGGAATCAGTCACAGTCACCACGGCATACAGTGAGACGCCACAGGCCGAAGCTGTTTGGGTGGTTGAATCTGACGAGCTCTACGCGCAGCAGTATCGAGTTGTCAGCGTTTCCGATAACGGGGATGGCACTTTCTCAATCACCGGCGCATGGCACGACCCGGATAAATATGCCCGTATCGATACCGGAGCCATCATTGACCAACGGCCGGTGAGCGTGATCCCGCCTGGTAACCAGTCGCCGCCTGCGAATATCGTGATCAGCTCGTTTTCCGTGGTTCAGCAAAATATCAGCGTCGAAACAATGCGCGTGAGCTGGGACCAGGCGCAGAACGCTATCGCCTATGAAGCACAATGGCGCCGCAACGACGGGAACTGGGTTAACGTGCCGCGCAGCTCCACCACGTCATTCGATGTCCCGGGGATTTATGCCGGGCGCTACCTGGTGCGCGTGCGCGCAATCAATGCCGCAGAAATTTCATCTGGATGGGGCTACTCAGAAGAGAAAACGCTGACGGGTAAAGTGGGCAATCCACCGAAGCCGGTTGGCTTTATCGCTTCTGAAAACGTGGTATTCGGTATCGAGCTGAATTGGGGATTCCCGGCGAATACCGACGACACGCTGAAGACGGAAATTCAGTACAGTCTGACCGGTACCGAAGACGATGCGATGCTGCTGGCCGATGTGCCTTACCCGCAGCGCAAATATCAGCAGATGGGCCTTAAGGCTGGGCAGATTTTCTGGTACCGCGCGCAGCTGGTGGACCGCAGCGGCAACGAATCAGGTTATACCGGCTGGGTTCGTGGGCAGGCAAGTATAGATGTTTCTGATGTCTCCAGTGTGATCCTGGAGGAGATTAAAGATTCTGAGGTATTCAAGGATCTGATTGAGAGTGCCGTAGAAAGTAGCGAGAAACTGGCCGAACTTTCTGATGCGATTAAGGAGAACGCCGATGGTCTGGCTGCAGCAGTAGGTTCGAATAAGCAGACAGCAGAAGCAATCATTGGGAACGCCCTGGCTATTGCCGATGTTATCGTGCGCCAGACAGCCCAACAGGGCGCTAACTCTGCGACATTCGAACAGCTCCGGGAGGTGATCGCCACTGAGACGGAAGCGCGCGTCACGGATGTTACTCGCCTTGAGGCAAAAACTGCGCAGAATGAAGCCGGAATTACTGATGTTCGCCAGGCTTTAGCAACGGAAACTGAAGCGCGCGCTTCTGCTGTAAGCCAGTTGACGGCTGCCACTCAGGCCGCATCTGACAAAGCTGATTCAGCAGCTGCTGTAGGTGCTCAGAATACAGCATCAATCACTGACCTTAGCCAGGTTGTCACGGACCTCGATTCCTCAATGGCATCACGCCTGGAAGAGCTGGGTGCACAAACTGATAAGGCCAGCGGCGGTATTCAGAACAATGCTATCGCGCTGATCACCAGTACGCTCGCGCAGGTTAACCAGCGCAACCTCCTGAGCGTCCAGTATGGAGATAACAAAGCCAGTATCGATCGAGTAGACAATGTGATGGCCGACGCCAGTAAAGCTGTCGCTGAGTCTCTGCGCACCCTGGATTCCAGCGCCGGTGGAAACACGGCGAATGTTACCGATCTGTCTAAGACGCTTGCTGATTTCACTCAAGTATCAGCTACGCAAATTAACTCGCTCAAGGTCACAGTAAATGGTCAGTCTGCGGCTATTATCCAGAACAGCCAGGTATCAGCCGACATCAATAATAACCTGAATGCGATGTACAGCATCAAGGTAGCTGTTGATTCCAATGGCAACCAGTACGCGGCAGGAATGGGGATTGGTGTTCAGAATACGCCAGCGGGAATGCAGTCGCAGGTGCTCTTCCTGGCAGACCGCTTCGCGGTTATGACCCAGGCTGGAGGGACCGTGACTCTGCCGTTTGTTATCCAGAACGGGCAGGTGTTCATCCGTGACACCCTCATTCAGGACGGCACTATCAGCAACGCAAAGATTGGTAATTTTATCCAGTCGAACAATTATGTTGCTGGTTCTGCTGGCTGGAAGCTTGATAAAGGGGGGACGTTTGAGAACTACGGTTCGACTGCTGGTGAGGGAGCCATGAAACTGACAAATCAGACGATCAGCGTCAAAGATGGCAGTAATGTTCTTAGGGTGCAGGTTGGCCGATTAACGGGAGTATTCTGAAATGGCTTATGGAATACAGACCTGGGATGCTTCAGGAAAACCCAACAACTATGGCATCAAACCCGTTTCCGTCGTTGGGCGAATACAGCTGGCTGCCGGGCAAACCTCCGGCAGCTGGTCTTTTACGGTGCCCTCAGGAATGAAAGTTGGTTTTGTTCTTTCACTTGATGAAGGAGGTAACAGCGTAGGGCGGCGCATTGTCGCGTCAGGGAGCACAATAACCGTAAGCGCTGCATCTTCTGTAGGTCTGGGTAATTATCCGGCCTCAAAGTGTGAAGTGGTCGTTTTCATGGAGAAAGCATAATGGCCGAATTTGGCGCGATGATATTAATGGACAACGGGAACCCATTTGTAACGCCCCAGTCAACGCCTTTTTGTCTTTACGGCAAGTACACTTTCAACTCCTCTGCTAATGGCAGTTCGCAGCAGGTTGCTCAGAATATTGCATTAAATGCTGACTACCCTGTGATGGTATTTATCAGGACCACAAATACCGCCCAGCCCACGCCAGTAATATCTTACCGGAACGGAGGAAATGTATATGTCGCGGGGGTTAATCCCTATAACCAGAGCTTCACGTTAACCGCATATAT